GAACAACAAAAGAAGTTTTAGAAAGACAGACGTGGGAAAGATTATATCGAATAATAAGAAGGAGGTATGAATGACAGAACTAGATAAATTAAAAACAATCCGTGATCATTTATCAGCAGTATCAACGGATAATATCGTAGTAGAGGCGTACAAAATGTCAGCCTTTGCATTGATGATGCACGCAATCAGAGAAATAGAGGATAAAGAATATGAAGATTACCAAGGAATTTGACAAACAAAGCCAGAAGCTAGGCACGTTTATGATTTTACTTATCACATTAGGCTTAGGCTTTATTGTGAGTTTACTTGTAGCTGGAGTTAATCCAACACTTGTTATCAGTATTGTATCTGCTCCTATGTGGGTAGGTATCATTATACTATGCTTAAAACTAACAAGACACATACGAGGTAAATGATGAGTGAGTTTAAAATTGTAATCCATAACCCAGACAAAGTAGATATGAATGATGATATTCTAGATGAAAGTTCTACAATTTACGAAACATACAAAGAATTTGACAATTATAAAGAAGCTAAAAAATGGTTACTGGAATACACTGAAATAATGCAAATGATAGGATGATGAATGAGTATAGCATTTAAGAATTGGGTAATGGATGAACAAGAGAAAGAAGAAGAAAAAATGATTTATGAATTACAACAAAAAGAATTTTTAGAAGGTGTTAAAAAAGCATTACGTAGTGTTTCTAATACAGAAATATTAACGCCAAATGCACACAAACAAATAAACAACGTGACTACAAATATTAATCAAGAAATCATAAGGATTGAAAAATTAGTATCAGAACACGAACAACAGGAGAACCCACCATGTTAATGGCCGTAGCACACAAACAAGAATCAGATATGTTAAGTAAATTTAACATACATCCTGACGCAGATTTTGACGTTGGATTACGCAATATATACAACGTTAACCACGAAACTATTTCAGGTAAAAAAGAAATATTTCGTAAAGATACTAATGACGGATTAGCTGTTGTTAGTTCCACATATAAACCACGCTCATATAAAAAGGCGATTAATCATTTTAATAATTTAATATTAAATTCAAACATAGACACAACAGACGTAGAGATAAGAGATACAGTAGATAATAATGGAGCAGTCTATTTACGTAATTGGAGATTCAATAGAATCAAAGGTGTTAAAATGTTTGATGACCCTAAAGAACGTAGTATTTTTGAGTTTCAATTCAGATCTTCGCACAATCAACGATTTGCCGAAGATTTAATTGCATGGTCAAGATATCTATGGTGTGATAATGGGTGTGCAAATAATGATTGGTCGCTTCATGTTAGAATTAAACATAATACGAGTAAAAGTATACAGATGGATTATCAAGCTATTGATGACGCTGTTACAAATTTTCTTCAAGGTGAAGAAGAAAAAAAACAATGGTTGGAAAAATCTATAAACTTATGGACAGTTAAACAACTATTCCAACAAACACTAGCCTTTACACCAAAAGATTCAGAAACGAAATCTTGGTATAGTGATATTCAAATGGATACACTAAGCAAACTTTATAAAAAATATAGCGATAGATATGGCGAAAATATCTTTGCAGTATTTCAAACAGCTACCGATTGGTCTACGCACGTACAGACCAAAGGGAAGATATACAACGTACAAGAACGTAGAGGTTCACGTATACAGGATATGATGACTAACGAAATATGGTTAGATCATACAAATTATAAGTAAGGATAAATATGGATAACTTTGTATTTGATGTTAAAGGAAAATTTACACATAACGAAGCAGTAATGAAAGCAATTAAATTTGGTGTTGATCGTGAATTACCTAAATTAAAAGATAATGAAAAGTTAGAAGTAAATGTAAAACTAACTGAAGAAGGTACTGTAGTTGATGTAATAAGAGTTGGTAAAGGAATGCAAAATGTCAAAACATCAAAACGATAACCTCAGAGTATTATTAAACTGGCTTGATACTTGTCCAATTAGTTATACGATATCAAGCATGAGTGGAGATAGTATACATATCAAATGTTTTAACCCTCCGCATAATACACTTGAAAAGAAAGATGATAGATATTTTACTATCAATAATAAACTAGAAAAAGTTTATTACGATTAGATAATTCAGATCGTATCAAATACAGATTGTTAATACCTTCTGAATAAGGGAGTTTAAGAGCTAGGGCAATAAGGGTACTATTTGCATTATGCTGGCGTACCACCCTCTTAAACTTCCCCATGGTTTTAAAGAACACTTTTAGTGAGCTATCGTGACACAACACGGCTAAGTTTGTGTACTAAAAGTTAGGGAAGATGGTGCAAAAACTAATGTGTTTTTGTGGAAAATCTTAGATACAAATCCATCTTCCCCCAATGGTTTCCCATTATGCAGATGGGGATAGCGTATGGCTGAACAACAATACCTAAGTTGTAAGGCACATTGTTAATGAGATATGGGCAAATGCCTGATGTAGTTAATGGTGGTACTGAAGTAATAGTTAATTCAGATATGAATTAGGCGTGAAAAGGTTGGAGGTAACTCATTAAATCCTCCTACGCACACAATTTTTACATGAAATTTATACACTTAATACTTTCTGTTTTATGTGAATATCTATTGTGTATAACCACAACATATAGTAATTAATAAACCTGTGAACAAAACTAGCACAAATATAGTACATATGTGGAAAAGATGGTCAAAAATGGCTAAAAACAGCCATTCTTCGAATGAAAGTTACAGTTATCGTACCTTATGTCAAGATTATAGTGCATACAAGAATGTACTAAAATCAGCCATTTATACCACGTATTTAATTACGCTAAATATTTACGCTAAAATAATTCACATAACATACGAAAACTATAATTATTGTTGTGCAAAAAGCTTTAGGAACTTCATTTCATAACCAGTTGATAACTCAATTTGTGTCGCAAAGACACAAGCTGGGAATGTCTCAAATGGATTTAGATGAAAAGATTGGAGTTGCAAGAGGTTTAGTATCCAAATGGGAAGTTGGAATACGAAAACCTAGTGGTTATTTGTTTTGTGTATGGGCAGAAGCTTTGGGATGTGAAATGTGGCTAAAAGACAAAAGTTAACAAAAATACCCCAAATGTGGTTCTTTTCAATGACTAGAGAAGAACGTGTCCAACACCAAATATGTAACAAAACTAAATGTTCTGAACACGGAATATTTAGCAATGATAATTTTAGGACTTGGTACTGCGGAAAACATATGGAGGAGAACTATGACAGACCCAATAAATCCTGATTACTATAAAAATTATTCTATCGAAGTAACTGACGCTATTCAATCATGGGGATTGAGCTATTGTCAGGGCAATATCATAAAATACATTGTGCGTTGTGGTCGTAAAACAACAGACCCACGCCAAGATTTAGAAAAAGCTCTTTGGTATCTACAAAAGGAGCTATCTACATATGGAAAACAATTATCAGAAAACAGTTTTACGCAATCTGATAAGCAAAATCGGTCGAACACCAAACCAAAGAAAAAAAGAACCCCTACCCCCACACGAACGAACGGAAATATGGAAGAACAACATATTGCTATTCGTACTGGAACATAAGTTTTTAGATGGGCAAACTTATGCGGAGTTCGAGAAAAATTTTAGGGCTGGTAAAATACCACGAGCTTATATCAACAAAATAAATCTAGCTATGAGGAGAGCAAAAAATGAAAAAAAAGAACGCTACAAAAAAAAGGCCTAATGGCATTGGTGGTACTGACGCCAACAAATTAGTAAATGAAGATACTTGGTTAGAATTATATAATCTTAAAGTAGGTAATACTGAACCAGATGATTTATCAGATAAATTACCTGTACGCATAGGTATTATTACCGAAAATTTAAACCGAGAATGGTTTACAAATAAAACAAATTTACGTGTCTCACAAGAAACGCAACTTTGGTACAACGATTACATTTATGGCAATTTAGACGGATTAGTAATTGCTGGTATGGAAAGTGAAGATGTTCCTTTAGCTGTATTTGAAGCAAAACATTCAGGTCAGTTTATGGATACACCTAAACAACATACAAATTTAATTGATCGGTATTACCCTCAACTACAACATTACATGATGTGTGCCAAACTTAACAAAGCATATCTATCAATATTTTTTGGCAACAGAACACATAAAGTATTTACGATTGATGAAGATCGTAAGTTTCAATCCCTTCTATTAAAAGCATACAAAGTATTTTGGAAAGCTGTTCAATCAAAAGAACCAATAGATACAAACTGGAGAGAATTTCATGACATTAGAGATGAACCTATTGCAGTATCCCAATAACGTAGGGTACAAAAAAAGACGTACAGGAAAACAAGCAGCATTAGATATTTCTAAAAAAGCTCCTACTATACGTCAACAATGTTTGCAGATTGTTAAAAACAAAAAAACGTATGGAGCAACACCTGATGAAGTAGCTAATTTATTAAGTCTATCTATTCTCAGTGTGCGTCCACGTTTTTCAGAATTAGTGTTGAAGGGTTGTATTAAAGATACAAAACAAACACGCAAAAATGAAAGTGGTAAACACGCTATTGTATGGAAGTATGTGAAAGATGAATAATATAAAGTTTCATACTTCGGCTACAACAAAATGTACTAGCATGAGTGGTGGTAATCAAAGTGGTTGGTATACAAATCAGAGTAACGCACCTTCACTTAACCTTAAATTTAACAACAACAAATTTAAGCAAGTGAGGAACATATGGAAAGAAATAAAAAGTTTAGGATTGAAATGTACATAGGTGATTACAACAGTCCAATAGTTGATAATGCTGAGTTAGTAGATTGGTTTACTATTGAAGCAAAGTCACACAAAGAAGTAATGAAATATTTATTACAACATAATATTAAAATTGAGGAAGTACCAGATGGTAAAAAAGATAATTAATTTTTTATTAAATCGTAAAGAACGTACATTAGAAAATGAGCCTTCACGTAGTAAGTACGTGTGGGTTAACATTATTGAAACTACTAAC